AGGGTACAAATTAAACATCGGACCTGAAAATATTATCGAAGAAAGAAAGATAATTTGCATCAGCTACAAATGGGAGCATGAAGATTCAATAACAACATTAACATGGGATTCAAATCTTTGTGATAAACAGATGTTAATAGACTTTATTGCGGTTGCTAATCAATCTGATGAAATGATAGCACACAATGGAGATCGTTTTGATATTAAATGGATCCGTACAAGATGCATATTTCATAGAGTTCCAATGTTTCCCGATTACAAAACTTTAGATACGTTAAAAAAAGCTAAAAGCGGTTTTAATTTTAATAGCAATAAACTTGATTACATTGCTCAGTTCTTAGGTGTTGGCGCAAAGGTTAAACATTCAGGTTTTGATATGTGGAAAAACGTAATGAAGGGAGATCCGGTTGCTTTAAAAGAAATGAGCATTTATTGTGAGGGGGATATTATAGTGCTTGAAGATGTTTATTTAACGATGCAAAACTACATTAAGCAGAACACACATACAGGTGTAATAAACGGTAATTTAAAATATAGCTGCCAAAGTTGTGGAAGTGAAAATGTAGAATTACTTAAAAATGTAGTTACAACGGCAGGCACAATAAAACGTAAGATGGAATGTGAATGCGGGTTTGTTTACGAAATAAATAATGCTTCATATATGAATTTACTTAAATTTAAAAATAGGTTATGATAGAAAACAAAAGTTACGGAGATAGATTTCAAGACGAGCATAGAACATTTGAAAGCGGAAGTAAAAGAGATGCAGACGAAACCAAACCATTGGTAAACCATTTTGATGCTTATTGTAGGTTGCGTTATGGTTACCTATTAAGAAAGGGAGCGAATCACTACGGTAAGAATAACTGGAAATTAGGACAACCAGATGAAGCAGCTATTGAAAGCTTAAATAGACATTTGGCATTATATGAGGTTGGCGATAGAAGCGAAGATCATTTATCAGCTATCATTTTTAACGCTCAGTTATTAATGAAGAACGAAGAAAAAGAAGGTATTACATTTAAACATTACCATGAGCTCAGCACTATTTAATCCGCCAACACCAAGAAATTGGATTTACATGATTATCATTTTTTCAGCTTTACTTATTGTTACTTTAATGAATAGTTGCAAGATAAAGAAAGTTGATATTGATAAAACAGAGATTAAAACCGATTTTAGTAAAAAAGATTCAATTAACGATATGTCAAATAAAACAGAACAATTAAAGATTAAAACTGACATTAATAAAATTGATTCAAATAATACCTATACAGAAATTGAGGTTATCTATTTTAAGCCTGATAGCGCAACGCCAAGTAATAGCATATACAAAACTATCACTAAGGTAAGAAAGTCGCTTAAATCAACGCAAAATAGCACCTATGACGTAAATAGCATTAAGGATTCATTTGCTAATAACACAAAGGTCACTATTCTTGATAGTAGCAAGGTTGAACAAAGGCATGTTTATAAAAAAACGATTGAAACAAAAGGCAATAAGATTGCACTATTTATATTTATAGCTTTATGTTTTGCTACTATTCTTTACTATCGATATAGATAGATTATAAAACTGTTAACAAGAAGATGCAATATTTAAAAGTATTGCATTTTTTTTGTGCCTAAATTATTTTATTATTAAAAGTTGTTTGATTGTTTGTTTTGTATTTATTTAATGTTGTATATTTGTTTCAACAAAAAAATAAAGAATATGAAAGATTTAGATTTAATAAGAATAAAAGGTTTAAGAATGATTGAAAAAATAGTTGTTTTGCAATTTAATGTTAATTGCGGATGTTATTCTGATAAAGAAGAGCTTGCAGAACAAAAAGCAAGATTAGATGGTTTTAAAAAATGGGCTGTTGAAAATAATCAATTACAAAATGTACAACATTTTTTTTGTGATAATAATTTTGGACAACAATTACAATTTATAGCTGCGGATTTATCTAAATTTTTTTATAATTAATATGGAATTTTATCAACTTGTAATTATGGCGATCATGCCAGCGATAGCATTATTTGCTTGGTTATTTACCGCTTTTTTTGAATACGTAGAGAAACACTGGAATGACTAACGAAGAAATAGAAGCAGATGAATTTGCTGCAGAGCATTACGAAGAACAATTATGGGAACAACAACAAGAAGAAACATGGGACAAATAGAAAAATACATTCAAATTCTTGAAGCAAGGATTGCAGACAGACAAACAGATTTATCTAAGGTAGATAAAGAAGATTTCACTAAACGTGGTGTAATCATGGGGGTTATCATAGGCTTAGAAGGCGCATTATCAACGTATAAAATACTTAACCAAAGATGAAAGCAGATATCACAGTTTTAAAATCAGTACTCGAAGCTACTGATGATAATTTACTTGAAGAAATAGCCGGAATGCTGGCTTTTGATGTTAACCTATCAGACGAAGATGAAAACGAATTATTCAATACAATTTTTAACGAGTTTATAAGAATCAAAGAATTATGAGAAATACTAAAAAGTTTAGCGAAGATTTCGTATATTACACAACGATGTTTTTTACAACAGCAGCAGTATTAATTTTAATTTATTTAGCATTAAGATAAAATGAAAAGAGAAATTAAATTTAGGGCTTACAGTATAGAAACTGGAATGCTTGAAATAAGTGATAACTCAAAAATTACTTTAGAGTTTAACAAGATTTCAGGATGGAACATTATACCAAATATTTCCAATTATAAAGGAGATTATTTATTAGGTGAAAGCCAAAGTAAAACACCAGACTTTACTTTAATGCAATTCACAGGATTAAAAGATAAAAACGGTGTTGATATTTATGAGGGTGATATTTTGGAAAGTGACGAAGGTATTTCTTTTGTTGTTTGGGGTTTAGATGGTTGGAGATTTAACTCTTGGATGCCTAATGGCATGAATCTTTATTCAGCGGTAGATAATACAACTAATAAAGATATAGCAGAAATAATAGGCAACATCTACGAGAATCAAGAATTAATTAATAAATAAATGGCAAATTATAGAAAAGTTTACAAATCAGATCATCTGGGAGTAGTTGATTTGGAAGAAATGGTTGAATCAGGACAAAGCTTAAAGCTTACCATTAAACACGTTAAGCAAGAAATAGGCGTAATGGTAGCAGGTAACAAAGGCAATCATAATATAGCATACTTTGTTGAACCAATAAAGCCTTGGGTTTTAAATGCTGGTAACGCTGGAATTATTAAAGGTTTTGCAAAAAGTACAGATACCGATAATTGGAATAATATACATATTGAACTATACATTGATGAAAATGTTAAGATGAAAGGTCAGATTGTCGGAGGTATTCGTATTAAACCAATTCAACCTACTATCAAAACAAAGCTTGTGTTTACGGAATCAAATTTTGAAAAAGCCAAAGCGGCAAAAGCAAGCATTGATAAAATCAAAGCAGCTTATGAATTAACGCCAGAGATGGAAACTAAATATTTGTCTTATGTCGGAGCAGCGCAGTAACGAATGGTTTGATTTGCGATTAGGCAAATTTACTTCATCAAGGATAAACGATTTGATGGGCATTAAGGGCTTAGGCAAGACTGGCGAAACGTACGCTTTTGAATTAGCATGTGAGATTGTGAACGGTCGTAACTTAGAAGATGATTTTATATCATTTGATATGCAACGAGGCATTGAACTTGAACCGTACGCATTTGAAAAGTTTGCAGAGATTATAGCAGAAGATTTTTTAACAGTTGATAAGTGCGGATTTATTGAATTTAGCAATAGTACCGGGGGCAGTCCAGATGGTTTGGTTTCTGATGGTTCGGTACTTGAAATAAAATGCCCTAAGCCTAATAAGTTTTTTAGGTTGGTTTGTGATAATAATATAGATCAGTGCTATATTGATCAGATGCAGCATCAAATGATGGTTACAGGATGTCATCAAGCTTACTTCTTCAACTATTGCATTTACAACGGTGAGCCTTTGCATCATAAGATTTTAGTAGAAAGGGATGAACAACGTATTAAATTAATGGTTAATAGATTAGATGAAGCAGTAGAAATTAGAAATAAATTTGTAGAACAATTAAATAATAACAGACAATGGAAGCAATCAAAGTAAAAGGTAAAGTAGTATTTGTAGGTCAAACTCAAGTAGTTGGCGAGAAAGAATTTAAGAAACGTGAAATCGTTTTAGAATTAGATGGTAATCCTAATTATCCTGATGAGGTAGCGTTTGAAGCTACGAAAGACAAATGCGATGAGCTGAACGGCATTAGTATTGGCGATGAAGTTGAGTTACACGTCAACCTTAAAGGTCGCAAATGGACTAATAAAGAAGGTGTAGATAAATGGTTCAATACACTAGCTATATGGAAAATTAACGTTTTAACAAGTAACGAACCTATATTTTAAATCTAATTTCCCTATCATTAATTTGGTAGGGATTTTTTATTTTAAATTATGTTTGTTTGTTTGATAAATATTAGTACATTTGTTTTAACAAAAAGAAAATAACATGAATAACTGGAAAGAGAAACTATTATCATTGAGCGTTAACGGCTCATTTATAGCAGATGTCAAGTTTTATGATACTTTGATGTCAACAAGAAGAAGAATCACCAGAACAGATGACTTGAACTGGGAGATTAAATTAGGTAATAACAATGTTAAAGTAACAAGGACAAGATGAACGAAGTATTAAACAAAGCCTTAGCCTTATCTTACATTCATTCTAAGATAGCGGTTAAAAACTTAGAGTTTGCAAACCACGAATTAAAGCTAGAAAAGGAAAAATTAATGATTCAGATCAAAACTTTAAAATCTGCAAAAGATATAAAAGATGAATCAATAAAATTAGCAATTCAAAGATCTGAAAAAGCTGGTCAGATGCAACACCGAACAGAAAAGCTAATCGGAGCATTTAACAAGCTATTTGCAGTAATGGAGAAACATGGCACCGAAGAGGTGGAATCAGAAATCAATTTAATAATGGATCAATGCTGGGAATAATTATAAATACAGATCCTTTAATAGGAGCAAAAAGAAATGAGTTTAGTGTTAAAGAATGTATTAACGGAATTGCATTTAAAATGGGATTAAAAGACATCTTAGGCACATGCAGAGAAAAAGAATATGTAACGGCTCGAATAATAGCTATTTATTTGATTCGCAAAAATACACGAATGAATTTAAAAGAGATAGGACACGTTTTTAATCGTGATCATTCGACTATTATTTATAACTTGCGCCAATACGATGCACTAACGCAAATAAAAGACAAATATTTTATGAACTGTTTAAAAAAGGTAAGATGTTAGATAATTATTTAGTATATTAGCGCTGTAATTAAAAGCATAAATTTTGAAGTAGTGAGCAAAATTTATGCTAAATTTGTTTTTTAGCAGATTTAAAATAGCCTCGGGAAACTCACTACCTCGGGGCTTTTTTATTTAAAAAATGATAATAAAACCTATAATTGGTATTTACAAAATAACCAATCCAACTGGAAAAATTTATATTGGTCAAAGCATTAATATAGAGGTAAGATTAAAATCTTATAAAAAAAAATTACCTAAAAATCAACCAAGACTTTTTAATTCATTTAAAAAATACGGCTTTGAAAATCATATTTTTGAGATTATTGAGGTATGTGAGTCACATGATTTAAATAGATTTGAAAGATACTATCAAGATTTATTTAATGCTTCTAATAAAAATGGTTTAAATTGTAGATTAACTGGTTATGATGATATTAGTGGTAGTCTTTCTGATGAAACCAAAAAAAAGATGGCTAAAAATAAAAATTTAGATTATTTAATTGGTAATTCTTTTAGAAAAGGAATAAAACATACTGATGAGATAAAGAAAAAAATATCTAATTCATTAAAGGGTAAATTTTCAGGAAATAAAAATCCTATGTATGGGCGTATATTTACAGCGGATGAACGTATAAAATTTGGTAGAAAGGGAATACTAAATAAAAAATTTGGAATTAAAAAAACACAAGAAGAAAAAATTAGAGATAGAGAAATAAGCCCATGTTCTTTTATTGTTTTAGATACTATTTCAGGAGTTTTTTTTGATAGTATTAAACACGCAAGCGAAGTTTACGAAATAAATTATTGCACATTAAAATGTTATTTAAACGGAAGGTTAAGAAATAGAACTAATTTAATTATAGCGTAATGGAAAAAGGTATTTTAAAAAGGCTGGCACAATTATCATTTTCTATTATTCCAATAAATAATGATAAAACTCCAAAAGGATCTTGGAAAAAAAATCAAACTAATCATTTAACACCTGATGAAATAGACAAAATTGAATCTGATTCATGGGCAATAGTTTCAGGATATAACGACTTGGAAATAATTGATTTTGATTTAAAAGTTTTAGGAACATTAATAGAACAAAAAGAATTTTGGAATGAAGTAATTTCCTTTCTATCTGATAATATTGATGATTTTTATGAAAAATTTGTTATTTATAAAACTAAAAATAATGGTTATCATATTTTATATAGATGCAATAAAATTGAAGGAAATACTAAAATAGCAAAATTACAAGGTCAGAAAGAAGCAATAATTGAAAGCAGGGGGCGTTTTGGTTATGCTGTAATTTATGAAAATTGTATAACTAAAAATAAATATTCATCAATTCAATTAATATCAGAGGATGATAGAAATATACTTTGGTCATGTCTTAGAACTTATAATTATATAGAAGAGGAAAAAACAATACAAATTGATACAAAAAAACAAATTGAAACTATTGAAAACGAGGTTACACCTTGGGAAGCATATAACGCTAAGCATTCTATTTTTGATGTTATAGGCTTAGATTTTAAGATTGTAGCTGATTTAAAAGATAAGTATATTATAAAAAGATACGGAGGTGATTCGCCGCATTCTGGTTATGTTTACAAGGATAAAAACTGCATGTATCTTTTCAGCACTGCAACAATTTACCCGCATGAAAAGTTAATCAGTCCGTTTAGTGCTTACACATTTAAAGAACACAATGGAGATTTTAAAGCATCTGCTTCTAAGTTATATCACGATGGATACGGAACCAGAAGAAAAAGCGAGATTATAGAACGATCTAAAGAGATTGTAGCTGATTACCATCCTTTGGTTTATAATACAGATGATCTGATTTTTCCTATTGATATATTTCCGTTACCGTTACAAGCATACATGAACGAATGCAGGAAAACGCTTGACGCTTCAATAGATTACATGGGTTGTTCTATGCTTTGGTTATCATCGGTTATAATAGGTAATAGCATTCAAGTTGAGGTAAAGTCTGGTTGGCGTGAGAATGTAACGCTTTGGATGGCGATAGTCGGAAAAGCTGGTTTAGGTAAAACACCATCGATAAACAATATCATATTTCCATTACTTAAAGCAAATTCAAAGGAGATAAAGGACTACATCAAAAAGTCTGATAAGTTCAATGAATATAACGAGTTAAGCAAAGACGAGAAAAAGCAGCATGAGAAAGTAGGTAAGCCATCAAAGACGCAGTTTATAGCCAATGATATTACATTAGAGGCTTTAGTTGATTTGCATCAAGAATCGAAGAATGCGGTTGGTGTTTTTAAAGACGAGCTTGCAGGATGGTTAAAGGATATGAACAAGTATCGTGCTGGTTCTGATCTTGAGTTTTGGTTATCTACTTGGTCTGGTAAATCGGTATCACTTAATAGAATGAGTAGAGCTGGTTCGTTTGTTGAAAACCCATTAATTCCGGTACTTGGTGGTATTCAGCCTTCAATCTTTAACACGTTTTATACAGACGAAAACAAAGAAAATGGTTTTATGGATCGTATGCTTTTATCTTATCCTGATTTAGTTATCGAATCTTACAACGATAAAGAGATTGATTATAGTATGATTAAATGGTATTCGGATAGTGTTCTTTCTTTTTACGAATCAATAAAGGCAAATGTAGTTAAGTATTCAGACGATGGCGAGATAGTCCCAAATGTTGCGAGGTTTTCAGACGAAGCTAAAACGGAATGGAAAAGAATCTTTAACGATATCACAACTATTCAAAATGATGACAACGAAAACGAGTATATGAAAAGCATGCTACCCAAGCAAAAGTCATACATTCCGAGATTCGCATTATTAATCGATGTAATGGACAAATTCTTTTCAGATGACGTAGTAGATAGCTCAATGATTATAAGCCAGCACAGCGTCTTAAAAGCAGAGAGGTTAAGCAAATACTTTATAGCAACAGCTAAGAAGATAAAAAGCAATTCAACAAAGGTAAATGAATACAAATCTATTATAGGATTGAATAAAGGTAAAAACAAGAAACAGCAGTTTTTAGAACTATACAAAGCTAATCCAGAGGTAGATATTAAAGAGGTTGCCTTATTGCTTAACGTATCGGTTCAATCTATTTATAACTATTTAAAGCAGGTGAAAATTAACTAATAGTTTATTAAAGCATTTTAAAGTATTTTAAAGTCTTTTAAAACCTAAAAACGATGTTTGCGAATACTTCAAGCGTGATTTTAAAGAGTTTTAAAAGAAATACTTTAAAATCTTTTAAAAGAATAAAAAAAAGAATTTTAAAAAATAATTTTTAAAAAAAAGATTTTAAAAGAAAAGCTTTAAAAATGGGTTTAAAGTACTTTAAAGACACTATTTACTTTAAAAATACTTTAAAATGCTTTAAAATACTTTAAAATCGTTTAAAACATTGATTATGAAACAGTTACGAGGGTATCAAGTAGACAATTCTATAAAAGCATCACAAATATTAAAGAATTTAGGTATAGTTTACCTTTCTATGCAAGTGAGAACAGGTAAGAGTTCAACCGCTTTAGAGGTATGTAAATTGAATAATTATAATAAAGTGCTATTTCTTACAAAGAAAAAAGCTATCGGTAATATTAAATCAGACTATAAAGATTTTGGTTATACCTTTGATCTTACTGTTATCAATAATGAATCATTACACACTATTAAAGATAATGATTTTGATTGTATAGTTATGGATGAAGCACACCGTTTAGGTTCTTATCCTAAGTCGGGTAAGATGGCAAAGGATTTAAAGAAACGTTTTGCAGATAAACCGTTTATATTCTTAAGCGGTACACCAACACCAGAATCATATTCTCAAATCTATCACCAGCTTTGGGTTTCTAATCGTTCACCGTTCAAAATGTATAGTAACTTCTATAAATGGTGCAAGGACTTTGTTAATGTAAAACAAAAGTACGTATCTTATGGATTGTGTAATGATTACTCCGATGCAAATAAGACGATTATAGACACTTTCATTAGTAAGTACATGATAACATACACTCAAGAGTTAGCTGGCTTTACAAGCGTTATAAATGAGCATGTGTTGTATTGTGACATGCAAGATCAAACACATTCAATATGTAAACGTTTATGTAATGATTTAGTTGTTCAAGGTAGTAGTGAAGTTATCCTTGCAGATACACCGGTTAAGTTGATGCAGAAACTACACCAGCTTTATTCTGGTACAATTAAATTCGAATCAGGTAATAGCATGATAATGGATAATTCAAAAGGTCTATTCATTGTTGATAAGTTTAAGGGTAAGAAGATCGCAATCTTTTATAAGTTCAAAGAAGAATTAAATCTATTAAAGTCATGTTATGGTGATAAGTTAACAACTGATTTAGAAGAGTTCAACACCACAGATAAAAACATAGCTTTGCAGATTATAGCAGGTCGAGAAGGAATTAGTTTGAAAGCTGCTGATTATCTTGTATATTTGAATGTTGATTTTAGTGCAACATCTTATTGGCAGTCAAGAGATCGTCTTACAACAATGGATAGAAAAACTAATGATATTTATTTTATATTTGCTAATGGAGGAATAGAAGATAAAATATTTAAGGCAGTAATGAACAAAAAGAATTTTACACTATCACATTTTAAACAAGAATATTTATGAAGAAGTTAATCACAATGACAGACTTTGTTCTGGAGCAAGATTTTACAATATCAGTTCAATCATTAACTAATCAATGGGCTTCAAGGTATAATAAAATAATGTCTTACGCTAAATTTATAAAACAACCTTTAGAACTTTGGATGTTTGTTCCTTGTGATGAAAATGGGTATGTTTTAAAATTTGACTATCCACAAAACAAAGCGTTTGATGATGTGGCTCAAATTGAATTTGAAAAACAATACCAACAAGCAAAAGAAATTTGTATATTTAATAATAATTTATTATCTTTGATTGAAATTAAAGAGTTGATTACTCAAGGTAAAACAATTGAATTTTTAATAAATTATCATTATGAAAAAACAGGAAGTTATTTGGAAACCAAAGAAAAAATGTCTAATTCTAAAAAAGGTAAAGAAGCACATAACAAAGAAAAAAGACAAAAAGAACAAATACACGGAACACTATATTCATACGGTAATTATAAATGTAGATGCGAATTATGTAAAAAAGCAAATACAGACTATTGTAGAGGTAAAAGTCTTACACAAACAGCAATTAATCAAATAGGACTATGAAGAAGTTAACAGCAGTAGAATGGTTATGGGAACAAATAGATAATGCTATCCCATTTCAAAATATTCAAACATCTCAAATATTTAATGGATTACTTGAACAAGCCAAAGAATTAGAAAAGGAGCAGATTGTTGATGCTTTGCATTATTTTGGTATAGAAAACGCAAAAGATTATTACAATTAAACCTTTAATCAACCAGAATCATGAAAGTAGGAGATACATTTAGAGTTTTTGAAGTAATGAAAACTAATGAATATTATGATTTTTTAAATAGTAAAACAGGAATTGAAATTAAATTTGACAAATCAGATTCTAATTTGCCTCACCGTATTTTATTAAATAATAAAAATATCAATAATAGAATGTGGTTTAAATCCAAAGAACTCAAACAAGTAGGCACAATTAGAATTAAAAGTTTAAAAAGTGGCAAGTAAGCACCAAACGAAAACGATTAAGAAATACGAGGCTTTAGGTTGGTTTGTGATTAATCTGATTAAGACTAATAAGAACGGTGTACCTGACTTGTTATGTCTTAAATCAGGTGAAATACCTTTGTTTATTGAATGCAAAGAAAAAACAGACACCGTTAAACCTTTACAGCAATATATGATTGATTTACTTAATAGTCTTGGGTTTAATGCTATGGTAGATAAATGTTAAAAACTAAATTATGTATTAAAAAATATTATTTTATACATTTACAATTATGAAAGACAAAATAGTTATAACAATAGAAGCTTATGGCATTACAACTATTACAGTTTTATCAGATCAATCTGATTATGACGAAGTAATGGATGCAATTAAAGGTCAATTAGTTAGCATAGGTTGTCCTTATTATCAAAATGAAGATGTATAAAAAGCATTTACATTGGATTAAGCAAGTCGAGAAGTTCGGGGAGTTTGCCTATGCTGAGGACATCGTGCAAGAAGCTTACATAAAAACACATGGTAAAGAAATAAACGAAGCCTATTTCTATTTTACACTTCGATCTCTTACAATGGATTTGCATCGTAAAAAAGTGATTAAGTTAGAACTAAACGATCAAATCCTAAACATACCGGAAAACATAGAGGTTGTTAATGATGTATCCTTATACTTTGATTACATAGATACATGGGATTGGTACGATAAGAAAATGTTCCTTACTTACATTAACAACAAAATGTCAATGCGACAATTATCAAAAGAACTTGGTATAACATTTAGTTCTGTTTATAATACATTAACCAACTGCAAAAATAAATTAAAACAATGGCAAAAAGAACAAAGCGAGGGTTAGGGGATTCGATTGAAGCAGTCACCAAAGCCACAGGAATAAAGAAAGTAGTTGATGTCATATCAGACTTGACCGGTATTGATTGCGGATGTGAAGAACGCAAAATATTGCTAAACAAAATCTTTCCTTATAAGAAACCAGAATGTCTAAATGATGATGATAAAAATTATTTAAAATCATTTTACGAAAATAACGTTAATATACTATCACCTTTGATGCAACGTGATTTATCTAAGATATATCTAAACGTGTTTAAGATTAACTTAGAATCATCTAACTGCGCTTCATGTTGGAGAGAATATGTATCTGATTTAAAACGGGTGTATGATGCAAGTATTTAATTAATTAATTTTTTTTAATTGTGGATAAAAGAAAAAACAACGGAGGTCATAGCACAAACGGAGGTCGTAAAAGCAAAGCGGAAGAGCAATCTTTAATTGAAAAATTATCACCATTAGAACCTAAAGCTTATGAAGCATTAGAGGCGGCTTTAAATGATGGTAAGGATTGGGCGGTTAAATTGTTTTTCCAATATAATTACGGTATGCCTAAGCAAGTAGTAGACCAACACAACACACATGACATCAACACATTTAATCTTAATGATGTGTTTAGGATAAAATAGTACAATAGTCAGGTGGCGGAATGGTAGACGCACCGAGTGAGCGGCGGAGGTAATAGTCAATAACTCCTAACAGGTTCGAATCCTGTCATGACTACTAATGCAGTTCGATTCTGCTCGGTTACTGAGAATTGGAATCTAAATGAGGTTTGACTCCTCCTCGCAAGTCGAGATAAGTATCCTAATGTATAGGACAGTATGACAGCATGGAAAGACAGCATTTATATTATGATTGAACTTAACCGAAAGTACGAAGCGTTAAAGAATGATACCAGATTCTTTGTAATTACTGGAGGGCGTGGTTCGTCTAAGTCTTTTGGTGTTGGTACCTTTGCATCAATACTTTCATTCGAAGCAGGACATAAAATACTGTTTACCAGGCAGACAATGACAAGCGCACACTTGTCTATTATTCCAGAATTTCAAGAGAAGATAAGCCTACTAAATGCTCATGACTATTTTGATATAACAAAGTCAGAGATTAAAAATAAAGCATCTGGAAGCGAGATAATATTTCGAGGCATAAAGACATCAAGCGGTGACCAAACTGCAAACCTTAAGTCATTGCAAGGCGTTACAACTTGGATTGTAGACGAAGCCGAAGAACTAAACGATGAGTTAATCTTTGATAAGATAAATCTATCTATTAGACAAAAGGGAATCCAGAACCGTATTATATTAATCCTTAACCCAGCCACGAAAGAACATTGGATTTATAAACGATTCTTTGAGCAAGAAGGAGTTCAAGAAGGGTTTAATGGTATCAAAGGAAACACAACCTACATTCATACTACCTTCAACGATAACATAGAAAATTTAGATAAGTCTTTCTTAGATGAAATTGAAAGGATCAGGTTAAACAATCCAAAGAAGTACGAGCATCAGATACTTGGAGGTTGGTTAGACAAAGCTGAGGGTGTTGTGTTTACAAATTGGAAGTTTGGACAGTTCAACCCTGATGGATTGCAGACTTCATTTGGGTTAGATTTTGGATTCTCGATAGATCCAGATTCACTTGCTGAGGTAGCAATCGATAAGGCTAAAAAGATTATCTATGTTAAGGAGCATATTTATGAACGAGGTATTAAGACGCATATCTTGGCAATCATGTTACGGGATAAATGCCAACGTAATTTGATTATAGCAGATAGTGCAGAACCTCGATTGATAGATGATTTAAAACATGCCGGTATAAATATACAAGCAGTTAAGAAAGGCACTATTGAAAGTGGGATTATAAGGATGCAAGATTATACTATAATTGTTGATCCAGATAGTTCTAACATAGCGAAGGAGTTTAATAATTATGTTTACATCAATAAGCAATCTAAGCTTTATCTTGATGATTGGAATCACTTAATAGATGCTATCAGGTACAATGTGATATTCCATTTAGACAATCCACATCGAGGAACGTACGCAGTATATTAAAAAAAAACAATACCATCTTTTTACGTTTATAAGATAACATGAAAATTACAATACCAACAAGTTTAAACGAAATCAAGTTGCATCAATACCAATCCTTTCTAAAGGTATCAAGTATTGAAGGGCAAACAGAGGATTTCCTTAAGCACAAGATGATTCAAATCTTTTGTGATGTTAGTCTAAAGATTGTTATGCTAATGTCTTTTAAAGATGTTGAGGAGATAAGCGCAAAGATAGGTTCTTTGTTTACGGATAAGAATAAGCTGGTTAATAAATTTAAGTTAAACGGTGTTGATTATGGCTTTATCCCTAACCTTGATAATATGTCAGCAGGTGAGGTTATAGACTTAGATGCTTACATTTCTGATTGGCAAAAGATGCACCAAGCGATGGCAGTATTATTTAGACCGGTTACAAAAAGTTTCTCAGATAGGTATCTGATTGAGAAGTACGAAGGATCAGATAAGTATTCCGATGTATTAAAGGACATGCCTTTAGATGTTGCTTTAGGCGCAATGGTTTTTTTTTGGGATTTAGGCAAAGACTTAGTGAACAGTACGATGTCTTATTTAGCGGCGAATCCGGAGGTGGCGAATATTCTGAACAAGCACAATTTGGAAAACGCTGGGGATGGTACGCTTCTATCTATGGAGCAGCTCAGGGAAACATTCTCCGATTTAATGAAGTCACAGAGTTACCAGTTCACAAGTTTTTAACCTACTTGACATTTGAGAAACAAAAGGTTGATTTGGAAATGAAAATGATTAAAAAGAAATGACAGTAAATGAGATGGTTGCACATGTACAATGTTACATACACATCATGACAGGTCAACAAGTCAATATAAAAATAGTTAACCATAAAGATATATTTAGGCTTAAGGATGCTTATAAGATTGCACAAAATTGGATGCAAATAAATTGTAGATAAAATGAACGGATATTACTATATCATCAACACGTTAAAGGATTACATTAAGCTAAACGGATTTACCAATACGGTAACTACCGGTAATATATTTGATGTTGATTTGGCAAAGCAGACTATCTTTCCGTTAAGCCATATCATGGTAAACAATGCGGTGATAAATGAGAACACAATGTCTTTAAACGTATCTGTTTTGTTTATGGATATAGTAGACGAAAGCAAGTCTTTAATTACCGATACATGGTTAGGTAATGACAATGAGGAAGATATTTTAAACACACAACTTGCATTATCAAATCGTTTAGCTTCGGACTTATTAAGAGGGGATTTATATACTTCATTAGTACAAACAACGGCACCGGTAAACTGCGAACCTTTTGTAGATAGGTTTGAAAATAAGCTTGCAGGTTGGACTATGACCTTTGACGTGATAGTACCGAATGACATGACTACCTGTTAAGATGGAATTAAAAGAAACTAAGGCTTTACTTCTTAAGTTTAAAAACTATGTAATACAACAGAGTAGAGCAAATCTATCTAAAGGTAAAAAGAATGATACAAAGACTTTATACAATTCGGTAAAAGGTGAGATAGTAACAGAGGGCAACTATTCGATAGTTGGGTTTACGATGTCAGAATATGGAGCTTACCAAGACGAAGGAGTAAAAGGTGCAGATCCTTCTAAGGTATCAAAGAACGCTAAAATAAGAGGACAACAAGCACCTAACAGTAGGTTTAGTTTTAAGAATAAAAGGCCGCCAAGTAAGCCGCTTGAAGATTGGGCGAAAAGAAAAGGATTAAGGTTAAGAGATGAGAACGGTAAATTTAAGAAAGGCAATTATAAAACAATTGGAATTATACTTGCTAAAAACATTTGGGCAAGGGGGATAAAACCAAGTCTGTTTTTTACTAAGCCATTTGAAGCAGGATATAAAAAGTATATCGATACAGATTTAATTAAAGCATTTGGTAGCGATATTGATACAATGGTTGATTACGAATTAAAAGATATAAAATGATAATTAAAACAAGGTCACCATATTTCATCGAGGTAAACGAAGCCGCACAAGTTGGGTCTAAGATAGAGCTGTTTATTTGGAACAACGGAACAACGGAACCGGTTGCTGCTAACTACGTTTTAGCAAAGCCTATTCCATCGGTTACGCAACTAAAGAACGTTTACAATATCAGTCCATTTATAACCGAGTTTATAGATAACATTGCACCAACTGATTCGGTTAATAACTTATCTGTTAACGTAAAGGTAAAGCGTTACAAAGAAACTGCGATTGGTGTTTATTCATTACTTGATACAACTACCTATGTAGCTACTGCAGGATATACTAATTACATGAACGGTTATAATCAAGGGGATAGTTCAGTAGGTTTTGTTTTCTTAGCCGATCCTTTGATTGACATAAATTATGATAGGTCGGTAAGTTATCCTTATGTAGATGTTTATGCTTTAGGTATTACGTTCTTCGATACATTTAACGCAACCTATACCGATTTAAACGGTTCTAATGCAACGGTTGTAAATTACAATAGTAACGCTAACAAAATAATTAAAGTTCCTTACACCTTAATAAATGCAGCGTATGACAACGGCAATATATTAACAATAAATTATGTTGCTGGATTAAGTACTAAAACGGTATCGATAACAGTCTTGCCAATATCAGAATGTAAATATACACCGGTTGTTTGTTCGTTTATTAATCGATTTGGAGGGTGGCAGTTTTTAACATTCTTTAAGGTGCAGATTAACACAATCGAAACAAATGGAACGAGCTACAGAATGCTTCCAAATGATGTTAACTATAATCCATTAAGAGGTGAAAATAAATCGTTTAATATAAACGGTGGTCAGTCGGTAAGATTGAATACCGGTTTTGTTAATGAAAATTATTCCGATTTGATACAAGACTTGTTATTATCGGAAACTATTTTATTAGATGGTAAGCCGGTTGAAGTTAAGACTAAGGCAAATACAATAAAAACATCTTTGCAGGATAAGAATATAAATTACGAGATTGAGTTTAGTTATTCATTTGAGTTAATCAATAACGTATGTTAACAGTAGGTATCTATATTTCGATTGACGGGGTTGCAAAACGTATTGAGTTATTCAATGATGAAAAAATAAGTGTAACATCTTCGATTCAAAACATTGCGGATATAAGTAAAATTTATACTGATTTTAGTCAGTCGTTTACTGTTCCGGCAACTAAGAATAACAACGCTATCTTTTCGCATTGGTATGATAATAGTTTAGTTAATGGTTACGATGCAAGAAGAAGAAAAAACGCATACATAGAACTTGATACAATTCCTTTTCGTAACGGCAAGATTCAGCTGGAATCTGCTTCGATGAAAAACGGTAAGCCAGAAAACTATACCATTACTTTCTTTGGTAATTTAGTTTCGTTAAAGGATACGTTTAGAGGTTTATCTTTAAGGGATGTTGATTATAGCGAATTCAATTTTATATACAATGGAACCTATGTAAAAGATAGAGTAAGCGCCCAAACCACAAGCGATATTAAATTTCCGCTTATCAGCTCATTAAGACCATGGCAGTACGGGGATGCAAGTGTTAACGATATTACTGTAACGGCTAATGCTATTGTTTACACCGAGTTATTTCCAGCATTAAGATTAAGCAAAGTATTCAAAGGCATATCTGATTTTTATGATGTAACTTTTGAAGGCGATTTTTTAGATACAGATAATTTTAAGAATGCTTATCTATGGCTAAAGAATGGTGATGTATTTACTTTACCGGCAGCTCGTAATATATTAGACTTTGATGCTAAATCAAGCCCAAACGGTTATGATGTAAACTTTGATTTGTTAACGGATACGTTTGTATTTGGTGGTTTATTTGGAACTGAAATAATAGATACATCAAAGATTACTTTGGAGTGTAGCGCAAACGGAGTAAATGGTACTTTGTATATTTATGCATTTGGCGTTCAAGTTGAAGCAATCCCTTTTGTTTCTCAGATTCCACCTTTAGATATTCCTATAGATTTAACACCTTATGGATCAAGCTCGTTTCAATTTTATATAGAAATAGATTCCGCTTTAACAATAGACTTTAGTTTTGACTTTGCTATATCAGATGGCGGCTTTGTAACTAAATCTTTGTTAGCATCTGTTACTACACCGAAGGCTTTTAATTCTGGATCTGCGGTTTCTAACTTAATGCCAGATATTAAGGTTGAAGATTTCTTTTCCGGAATATTAAAGATGTTTAATCTAACGTGTTATTCAACAGATGGAACAACATACAACATTAGACAAATTGAAAGCTGGTACGAATCAGGGGATATTATTGATTTAACGCAATATATTTTTAAAGAATCGGCAACAATAGACAGAGTGAAATCTTATAAACGTGTAAATTTTGAATATCAAAAAAGCGAAAATCTTATTTCAGTAGCTTACCTTTCTAACAATGGGTTAGAATACGGAAACTTAGCGCAAGACTTTGATGCTGATGGCGAAGAATACAGCGTTAATCTACCATTTGAAAACTTAATGTTTAGCAATTTATCCACAACGTTACAAGTTGGATATACATTAAAGACTGATTTAAAACCTTACATCCCTAAGCCTATAATTTTATACGATTACGGAGTTTTGCAATCGGCTGGTGCAAGTGGTTTTAAATTTAATGATGGAACTTCTAACTTTAATTTAACGGATTATAACGCTTTTGGTGCAGATACAAATATCAGCGGACCTATTTACTCTTTAAATTTTGGAGTAGAACAATCGGTACTTGATAATAGTCTAATTACAGATACATTATACTTTGATTATTATCAAAACTATTTAGCTAATATCTTCACTTCTAAGGCAAGGCAAATAAAGATTAAAGGAAAACTACCACTTAGTATATTAACATCGTTACAACTTAACGATAGGGTTATTATGCAGGGTAAAAGATACCTTATCAATTCATTTACTACGGACTTAACTACTGGCGAGGTTGACTTTGATTTACTAAACGATTTCAGAACATTATGATAAAGAACATTTTATTAATGCTAACATTAAACGAGCATTACAACCAGAGCGAAAACATCGAAATAGCGAAAGGGAAATACGAATTACAAACAACATTTAAAGGCGGGTTCAAACAAATAAAAAGGCAATGGCTGAAACTAAAATAGTTAATTTACAAATTTCTGATAATTTAAATGCGACAACTGAAAGCGTTAAATCCTTAAAGGCTCAATTAAGGGAGGCACAAAATGATGTTACGCAATTATCTGAGAAGTTTGGCGCAACATCTAAGGAGGCTATTAATGCAGCTAAAAAGGCAGGTATATTAAAGGATGCAATCGGTGATGCTAAAGCGTTAACGGATGCCTTTAATCCTGATGCAAAGTTTAAAGCATTATCATCTTCTTTAAGTGGTGTAGCCGGTGGTTTTGCAGCGGTGCAGGGCGGGATGGCTTTGTTCGGTTCGGAATCTGAGAATGTTGAAAAGACATTGTTAAAGGTTCAGTCTGCAATGGCTTTATCGCAAGGTTTGCAAACGATTGGCGAAAGTGTAGATTCATTTAAGCAATTAGGTGCAGTATTAAAAAGTAATGTAGCGGTTCAAAAAGTTTTAACGGCATCACAAGCGGCTTACACAACGGTAGTCGGTGCATCTACTGGCGCATTAAAGTTATTAAGAATAGCATTAGCGGCTACCGGTATCGGTGCAATCGTAGTCGGGTTAGGCTTGCTGATTGCAAACTTTGACAAAGTAAAGAAGGCGGTTTTAAATTTGATTCCAGGACTTGCACAAGTTGGTGAGTTTTTCGGAAATATAGTTGAATCAGTTACTGATTTTGTTGGAGCAACATCGGAAGCTGAGCGTGCTTTAGATTCTTTGAAGGATGCAGCAGATAAAACTTTAAGTGTTAATAAAAAGTTTTTAGCAGAACACGGAGATCAAATTGACAAATATACTAAACAAAAGATAGACGCAAAAAATGCTTATGCGGAGGCAATAAAAGAAGAAGGAGCAAATACTGCGGCATTAGCTAAAAGATTAAATAGGGAATTATCTGCTATTGATAAGCAACGAGAAGATGACCGTATTAAAATAAATCAAGAAGCAGCTGATAAGATAAAAGCAGCTAATGAAAAGTTAGCAGCGGCTAAGAAAGCAGCAGATGAAAAAGCGGCATCAATCGAGAAAGCAAGATTTAAAACTCAACAAGAAATAAGAGATCAAGATTTAAAAAATCAAGAACAATTAGATGCCGAAAAGAAAGAGCGTGATAATTTAGCAAAGGCTGCAGCGGATAAAAAAATTGTTGATGACTTTGCAAAAATGTCCGCTGATTTAAAAGCACAAAGAGATCAAGGTGTAGCAGATGAAAAAGAAGCAGCAGATAAAAAAGCGGAAATAGCGAGATTAGAATATGAAGGTAAGCGAGAAATTTTAGCAAAGACAGCTAATATATTAAGCACTTTTGCTGATATGTTAGGTCAACAAACGGCAGAGGGTAAAGCCTTAGCTATTGCAACTGCAACTATTAACGCTTACTTAGGTATATCTGAGGTTTGGAAGGCTAAAAATATTTATCCGGAACCATTTGGAACAGGTGTAAAAATAGCAAGTACGATAGCTGTTGCTACTGCTGCTTTTTCAAACGTAAAGAAAATACTTTCTGTTCAAGTTCCTGGTGGTGGTGGTGGTGGATCTGCTCCGTCTATGCCAGCTACTGCATCAGTACCAGCAGCGCCACAATTCAACGTAGTAGGAACAAGCGGAGTAAATCAGATAGCACAAGGCTTAGGTAATCAGTCACCAGTTCAAGCTTATGTAGTAGGTTCACAAGTAACAACACAACAAGCATTAGATAGAAATATTGTAAGGACTGCAACATTAGGCGGTTAGAAAATGTAACAAAGATAAATAAATACGTTTATGAATAGAATGAGAATAATAGAGCTTGTAATTGATAACGAAATAGATGGCATTGATGCCGTTTCTGTGGTTGATTATCCAGCGATGGAAAGCAATTTTATTGCATTAGCTAAGGAATATGAGGTAAAGCTTGCGGAGGTGGATTCAGAGAAACGCATTCTAATGGGAGCGGCTTTGATTCCTAACAAACAGATTTATCGTAGAGATGGAGAAGATGAATACTATATCTTTTTCTCAAAGGATACAATAAAAAAAGCATCGGAATTATTTTTGCAGAAAGGTAATCAAAGCAAATCAACAATTCAGCACCAAGATAAATTGGAAGGAATGACAGTTGTAGAGTCTTGGATTATTGAAGATGAGCAATTTGATAAGTCAAGAAAGTACGAGTTCAATTTACCGGTTGGAACATGGATGATTTCAATGAAAGTCGATAATGATGATGTTTGGAATCGTGTAAAGTCTGGTGAGATAAAAGGGTTTTCAATAGAAGGATCTTTTGCGGATAAATTAGAATTAAAAAAACACGAAGATTTAATTAATCAAATCATTAAGGTTTTAGAAAATGGCGGATAAAACATCAAGCCCAAAAGGCGGTAATCGTGCATGTCTTTGTAAAGATGGCAAGAAGTATTCTAAGGAATGTTGCGAAGGTGAATTGATACAACAAGGCATAGGTTCATTAGTACAACAAGGAACAAGCGTAATCATAAACACAAACACAGAAAGAACAATAAACAATAATTAAATATGGACTATAAAAGAGTAGAAAACAAAATCAGAGCATTGCTTTCGATGGATGTAAAACTTGCTCAAATGAAGCTTGAAGATGGAGTAACCATTGTTGAAGCTGAGGAATTTGAAGCAGATTATTCAATCGGAATCGTAACTCCTGAAGGCGCAATACCAATGCCAGTAGGTGAGTACAAATTAGAAGATGGCAGCGTTTTAGTTGTAGAAGTTGAAGGCGTAATTAAGTCTTTAGCAGCTAAAGAAGAAGAAGTTGCAGTTGAGGAAGAAATGCCAGTAGAAGCGGCAACACAACCAAAGAGGGTTGTTGAATCTGTTTCAAAGGAAAGTTTCTTTGCAGAGATTGAAAACTTCAGAACGGAACTTGCTTCTTTAAAAGCGGAAAATGAAGCGTTAAAAGTTTCTTTATCATCAATGGAGGCAGGTGCTTCTCCAATCGTAACTAATCCAGAAAGCGAAGTAAAAGCAGAGGGATTCAGATTTTCACAAAACAAAACTAAATCAATTAAGGATTCGGTTTATTCAAAAATGTTTAACTAAACTAAAATTAAAAAAAAATGCCAACAACTACAAGTATTACTACAACCTATGCAGGTGAATTTAAAGATAAAATCATTGCTGCAGCATTATTAAGTGCGCCTACTATCGATAACGGTGGTATCGAAATTAAGCCTTCTATTAAGTACAAAGAAGTGATGAAAAAAATGTCATCTGATGACATTTTAAAAGATGCAAGCTGTGATTTCACTGCAACATCTACTATCACTTTAACTGAAAGAGTTTTACAACCAGAAGAGTTTCAAGTTAACTTGCAATTATGTAAGAAAGATTTTCATTCTGATTGGTTATCAGCACAACAAGGTTATTCAGCATTTGATGTTTTACCAAAAACTTTTGCTGATTTCTTGATGGCTCATGTTGTTGCTAAAGTAGCAGCTAAAAACGAAAGCAATATCTGGAAAGGCGTTTCTGCTAATGTTGGAGAATTCTCAGGATTTTCTACAATCGCTTCTTTAGATCCATTATTGCCACCAGCTCAGGAGGTTTTAGGAACTACTGTAACTGCTGCTAACGTAGTAGCTGAATTAGGTAAAATTGTTGATGCAATACCAGCAGCACTTTACGGTAAAGAAGATTTACATATCTACATTTCTCAAAACATTTACAGAGCATACGTTCGTTCTTTGGGTGGATTTGGTGCATCTGGTTTAGGTGCTGCAGGTTTTAACGCTCAAGGAAATAACCAACAATTCGGTGATTTAATGTTTGACGGTGTTAAGTTATTCGTAGCAAATGGATTAGCATCTAACACAGCTATTGCAGCTGAGAAATCAAATCTTTTCTTTGGAACAGGTTTGTTGACTGATATGGGTGAGGCTAAAATTATCGACATGTCAGACTTAGACGGATCTCAAAACGTAAGAGTAGTTTTAAGAATGACTGCAGGCGTTCAAATCGGAGTTATCGAGGATATCGTAACTTACGGAATTGTAAACGCAGCTAACTAAATTATAATAGCAGGGGATTAAGTTCCTCTGCTTATTTTTTCACTATTAATAAATTAAGAAACTATGTCATGTGATATCGCGGCTGGAAGGCTGGAACCTTGTAAGACAAGCAATGGCGGTTTAAAGGCAGTTTATATAATCAATGATGGAGATGTAACGGGCGTTACATACGATGTTACAGACACAGATGCTATATTAACGGTTACGGGTACACCTGTAGCGTTTAAATATGATTTGAAAGGTAATTCATCATTTGATCAAACTATTACTTCAAGTAGAGAAAACGGAACAACCTACTTTGAGCAGACCTTAAATCTTACATTAAAGAAATTATCTGTAAAGGATAACAAGCAAATTAAATTATTAAGCTACGGTAAGCCTACTGTAGTGGTTGAAGATAATAACGGTAACTTATTCTATTGCGGTTTAAAACATGGTATGGATGTAACATCTGGTACTATTGTAACTGGTGCTGCAATCGGTGATTTATCTGGTTATACTTTAACTTTAGTTGGTCAAGAACCAGTACCGGCTAACTTTATTATGAACACTTTAGTAGCAGCAGGTTTTACTGTAACTGTAGGAGTTTAAAAATCTTTTTCATGGTTAATTAGGGGTTGGCATTTAGTCAACCCTTTTTTATTTTAAAATTTTTAAAGTATTTTAAAGTAATTTTAAAGTGATTTATTGCGTTTAAGATAGTGTAAAGGCATTTTTAAAGCTTTTCTTTTAAAATGTTTAAAATGAAATAAAAAAAAGTAAAATGAAAAAATAATTTTAAAAAACAGGATTTTAAAATAAATTACTTTAAAGCATTGATTAACAACGAGTTAAGCCTTAATTTACTTTAAAATTACTTTAAAATTTTTAAAATGCTTTAAAATAAATCAAATCATGTTTTTTACGTTTATAGTATAGATGATAATTTTACAAGAAACTTTAGAATCACAAGTATTTAGATTTATTCCTACAAGGTTTGAAACTGCAAATACTATGCTATTGAGAAACGAAACGACTAATGAAATTATCACAGAATCTATTACTGTAAACGATTCATGCTATTACTCTTACTTTGATAAAGTATTTGATTTAAAAGAAAATCATTTCTATGAAGTAATATTAAAGTATGATGATATCTTAGTTCACAGAGATAGAATCTTTTGCACTAATCAAACTATTGAAACGTATTCTGTCAATCAAGGCGAATATGTTGCACCTAATGACACTATAATATTTTATGAGTAGTAATATACATTTTGTACAGTTAGAGGCTTACAAGGCTCCTAAGACAGTAGAATCAAATCGTAATGATTGGGTTGAGTTTGGTGATGATAATAACTATTATCAATTCCTTATAGATGCATACAATAATAGCACTACTAACAATGCTATTATAAACGCTATATCTAAGCTTATCTATGGTAAAGGCTTAGATGCAACTGATTCAAACAAAAAACCGAATGAATATGCACAAATGAAAATGCTATTTAGAAAGGATATGTTGAAGAAGTCGGCTATTGATTTAAAGATGCTTGGTCAATTTGCTATTCAATTAATATACAACAAAACAAAAGATGCTATTATAAGAACTGAGCATATACCAGTTCATTTATTAAGAGCAAAAAAGTGCAATGATAAAGGTGAAATAACTGCTTATTATTATAGTGATAATTGGGAAGATGTAAAGAAGTTTGTTCCTAAAGAAATACCTGCATTTGGTTACGGTGATAAGACATTAGAAATTCTGTTTGTAGGTAATTATACAGTAGGTCAAAAATATTACTCAAACGTAGATTATATTGGTTCAATCCCTTATGCTAAATTAGAAGAAGAAATTTCAGACTATCTTATTAATGATGTTCAAAAAGGTTTTAGCGGAAGAACTGTAATAAATTTTAATAATGGCATTCCAGACGAAGAAAAACAACAGTTAATATCAAGTAAGGTAAAAGGCCAATTAACCGGTAGCGGTGGAGATCCGGTTATCGTATCATTTAATAATTCAGAAACGGAAAAAACAACAGTTGATTCTATTCCTTTAAATGATGCTCCTGCACATTATCAATATTTGTCTGAGGAATCAAGAGGTAAAATTTTACTTGGTCATCGTGTAACATCTGGTTTATTATTTGGGATTCAGACAGCAAACGGATTCAGCTCAAATGCAGACGAATTAAAGAACGCATCTGTGTTATTTGATAATACCGTAATAGTTCCATTTCAGGAAACGATTTTAGATGCCTTAGATCAGATATTAGCATTTAATCAAGTTAGTTTAAACTTAAAGTTTATTCCTTTAAACTTATTAGATGCAGCAGGTGAGCTTACCGGATTAGGAGCAAGTAATGCTGTTATAGATTCAATAAATTCATTAAGTCCATTGGTAGCTAATAAGGTTTTAGAATCAATGACAGCTAATGAAATTCGTGATTTAGTAGGATTAAAAGCCGAATTGGGAGGTTCTGATTTACCAACTGCACCAACAATGCTATCAAAGCATTTAGATGATTTAGATTTGTCGCAGTTTGGTGAAAATTTAGATCCTTTAGAATGGGAATTAGTAGATAGTAGAAAGGTTGATTATGATAGCGAGGATTCATTAGATGCAGAATTAGAGCGTTTAAACAACCCAAAAAAATCAATGCTATCAAAGGTTTATGATTTTGTTACAACAGGTGTTGCAAGACCGAATGCAACAAGTAAGATAGATGGTG